CGTTGATATTGATAAAGGTTTATTTAATTGTCACAATTGCGGTTGGGCCGGGACAACAAAATTTGAAAAGAAAAAAGAATACATACGTCCGCAAAAAATAAAAGTTAATTTAACGGACCGCGTTATTAAATGGTTTGCAAATAGAGGCATAACAGAACCAACACTTCAACATTGGAAAATCGGCGAATCATTAGAATTTTTTCCACAAGTAAACGCCAAACGTCGCGCAATTAATTTTAATTATTACCGCGAAAACAATTTGGTTAATGTCAAATATAGGGACGGCCAAAAGAATTTTAAAATGGTTTCCGGCGCTGAATTAATATTTTACGGTTTAGACAATATTAAAACAATGGAAAAAATATACATTGTTGAAGGTGAAATCGATGCGTTGTCACTTCATGAAGCGGGCATCTATTCAGTTTGCAGCGTTCCAAATGGCGCATCAAAAGGAAATCAACGTTTGGAATATTTAGACAATTGTTTTGAATACTTTAAAGACAAAACAGAAATAATACTTTGCACCGACAACGACAATCCGGGAATCGAACTTCGTAATGAATTGTCACGACGATTTGGTGCATACCGTTGTAAATACGTTGATTTTGGCGACTTTAAGGACGCTAACGAGATATTGACAACAAAAGGTGCCGAAGCGCTGCGAAACGTCATAAAAACGGCTAAAAACTTTCCGTTGGAAGGTGTGCTGAATATCGAAAACATTTGGGATAATGTTTTAAACTATAACGAAAACGGCGTCAAAAACTATTCAATAGGTTTACCAAATGCCGATACATATTTTAAAATGGAGTTGGGCCAATGGTCAGTTGTGACAGGAATACCTAATTCGGGTAAATCCGACGTAATGGACCAAATATGCTGCAATTTAGCGACGCGGTACGATATGCGTTGCGCTATGTTTGCGCCGGAATCATTTCCATACGAAGGCCATATCAAACGAATTGCAAATAAATTAAACGAGGTTAATTGTAACAACGAACAACTAAACCAAACAAAAGATTTTATTCAAGACCATTTCTTTTGGGTTAAAATAGATTTAGAAAACCTAACGTTAAAAGGCATTTTAAACGCGTTCAAAGAATTAGTATTTCAAAAGGGAATAAATGTTTGCGTGATTGATCCGTGGAATATGCTCGACCATTCAGCGCAAAAGGACCATTCATATATTGGGCGCGCATTGTCAGAAATAACGCAATTTTGCCAACAAACAAACACACATTTGTTTTTAGTGGCGCACCCGCGCAAAATAGAATCTGAAAACGGAAAATATAAAAAACCGACATTGTATGACATTAGCGGTTCAGCAGATTTTTTTAATAAAGCATATAACGGTTTGATTGTTTATCGTTGCATTGGCGAACGCACAAAGTTTAAATCGGACGTTGTAAAAATATATGTTGAAAAGGTTAAGCGAAAAGAAAACGGACAATTAGGCGAATTCGATATCGCGCCCGATTTTAAAAACGGCGGCATATATAAAGATATTGATTTGGAATCTAAAAAATTTGAAGTTATAACCGACGATTTACCTTTTTAAAAAATAAAAATTATGAAAAAAATGAAAATATTAAATTTATATGCTTGTTTAGGTGGCAACCGATACAAATGGGACGAAGTGACAAATATTGAAGTGACCGCCGTTGAATGGGACAAAGAATTAGCAAAATTATATAAAGAACGTTTCCCAAAAGACAATGTCATTGTTGACGATGCACACCAGTATTTATTAGACCATTACAAAGAGTTTGATTTTATATGGAGTAGCCCACCTTGTCCTACACACTCAACTACTAATTATTTTCTTAATGCACAGGGGGTTATTCGTTATCCTGATATGAAGCTTTATGAGGAAATTATTTTATTAGATAAATTTTACAAAGGCAAATATGTTGTTGAGAATGTGATACCTTATTATGAGCCATTAATACCTGCTAAAAAAAGGGGACGTCATTTGTATTGGACGAATTTTAATTTGCCAAATAACCTAAATGAAAGAAAAGCACCGCCTATAAACTGTAATAAAAAAAGAAAACAAAATCATATTATAACAAATTGTGAATTTCATAAAATTGATTTGACAAATTACAAGGGCAAGCAATCAAAAGAAAAAATTTCAAACAATCTTGTAGACTATGAAGCAGGTAAGACAATATTAGAAACTGCAATAGGAATTATTAAAAAACAAAACGTTCAACAAACATCTTTATTCTAATGGCGAAAATATTAAATCCAAAAGACGAACACCGCACCGCTTTACAATGGTGTTTAAAAAACGATATAAAGGTTTCAATACACCCAACAATAAAAGGTTTGCGCGTGCAAATTGACGAACGCGGCAAAAAAACATTGTCGCCAAATATATACAATAAGGTTGAGGCCAACAATAAGTGTTGGGAAATATATTTGTATATTTACAAAAAATATTTCAAGAAATGCGAATAAATTTTAATACTATCATTTACCCAATTTACGGTTGTTTAATCGGTATTAATTATTGGGATTCGAAAATGGATCACGTTGTTATTGAATCACCTGTTGAAGACCAAAACGAACATTGTTTGGAATTACATTTGTTTATAGTTGGTATTTCTTTTATTTGGTATTCCGAAAAGTAAATGCGTAAAATTGTCAGCGTTAAGGAAATAAAACAAACGCCGAACAATCCGCGCTTAATCAAAGACGCAAAATTCAAAAAACTTATTAAGTCAATAAAAGAGTTTCCGCAAATGTTGGAAATTCGACCTATTGTTGTTGACGAAACAATGACCATATTAGGCGGCAATATGCGTTTAAAAGCGTGTATGGCTGCGGGTTTGTTTGAAGTTCCAATATATATTCAAAAAGGTTTAACAGAGGCGCAAAAGCGCGAATTCATAATCAAAGACAATTCGGGGTTCGGTGAATGGGATTGGGATATATTAGCTAATGAATGGGACGCAAAACAATTAATTGAATGGGGGGTTGATTTACCTGTTTTTGATTTACCATTAGACGACGAACAACCCAAAGAAACCGAAGACGACAAAGACGTTTGCGAGTTGTGCGGGAAATAGTTTTAATTTATTTAACTTTGCGTTATGCAAACAAAAAGCAACAAAAAAAGACACTCTATTAAAAAGAGAGAAAAAGATTACGAAACTTTTATAATTGAAAACATTGATTTAATATCTGAATCCTGCAGATGGGGCGATATTGTAAAAATAGAAAGGCAATATGTAATTCCAATTGATAACGGTAGGATAATTGCTGATATAATGATTTGGCATAAAGACGGAACAGGAACTTGTATTGAAGTTAAAACAGGTGAAAATAATAGAAATGATTATTTAACAGGTATTAGTCAATTATTGTTTTATGGTTTAATTACCGAACATTCTCTTAAAAATATGCCAAGATTAGTTTTAGCTTCACCAAAAATAAAAAATATAGCTTGGGATGTTGTAAAAAAATTTAACCTTCCTGTAAACTTTTTAGAAGTTACAGAAAATAAATGTATATATTTAAGCAATGGAACAAAATAGAACAATAACTATGAAAAATAGTCTAATTGAAGCGTTGGAACAATCATTGGGAATTGTCACAACGGCGTGTAAAGTTGTTGGCTGCGCACGTTCGACGTTTTATGAATATTACAATAAGGATAAGGCGTTTAAATCAAAGGTTGATGAATTGCAAAACTTCACTTTGGACTTCGTGGAATCACAATTGCACAAACAAATCAAAGACGGCAATACAACTGCAACAATATTTTATTTGAAAACAAAAGGAAAAAAACGTGGATTCGTTGAACGCCAAGAAATACAAATGGACGGAAGCATCGAATCTAAAATCATTGAATGGACACCGGCAAAGGACAAATAAAAGAATTTTGCAACGTTCAATTTTACCAAACATTAAATTCAACGGCGCGAATTAAAGTACATCAGGGCGGAACACGTTCAGGGAAAACGTACGCCATTTGTCAGTATCTTATATATAAGCTAACGACCACAAAAAAGCCTTTGACAATCTCAATTGTCCGTAAAACGTTACCGGCGTTAAAACGTTCCGTATTGCGTGACTTTGTTTCTATTGCTACAAAGTTAGGCGTGTATTACAAAGGCGAACACAACAAAGCGGAAAACGTATTTCGATACAATGGTTCAATGGTTCAATTCATTTCAACAGATGATCCGCAAAAGATTCGAGGCGCCAAACACGATATTTGTTTTTTGAATGAGAGTAACGAACTTAACTTCGAAGACTTCCGACAATTAAATATGCGAACCGTTGGCGAAATGATTATTGACTTCAACCCGTCGGACCCGATACATTGGCTTTACAATGAAGTCATTGAACGCGATGATTGCGATTTATTTATTACAACGTATAAAGACAATAAATTCCTACCGTCTGAATTGGTTCAAGAAATCGAACGCATCAAAGAACGTGATCCAGATTATTGGCGCGTCTATGGTGAAGGCCAACGTGCGCAATTTTCAAACCGCCAAATCTTTACTAATTGGAAATATATTCCATTAGCTGAATTTCCGGAGTTTGACGAAACGGTGATAGGCATTGACTTTGGATTTACTAATGACGAATTAGCGATTTTAGAAGTTGGCAAAATAAAAGATAAATTGTATATAAACGAGTTAATGTACAAAAAAGGAATGACCAACCGCGACATTGCAAACTTCTTGAAAAACATAGGCAAGGCAGACGTGTTGGCCTATTGTGATAGTGCAGAACCAAAGTCAATTGTTGAACTGCGACAAATGGGCATATTGGCAAAGGGCGCGGTCAAAGGCGCCGGTTCAATAAACGCCGGGATTAGTTTGTTAAAGGAACACGAAGTGTTTGTCAGTAACGAATCTAATAACCTAAAACGTGAGCAACATACTTATTATTGGCAACAATTAAAAGACGAAACAATCATCAACAAACCTATTGACGCCAACAACCATTTGATGGATGCGTTGCGTTACGCCGTTTATTCTAAATACAAAAACAGAACTGAATTTTTTGTAGTATAAAAAACAATTTTAAATTTTGTATTTTTACGAAAATTTTATACATCAATAAAATATGGCATCATTACTCGACCGCTTTAAGTCTATAATTTCAAAAAACGCACAACAAACCGCACAACAATACAACAATGCAATTTACAATTGGTTGGGCGAATCAATCGTTTGGAATCCGGAAAATGACGATTCCTATATTACAGAGGGTTACAGAAAAAATTCAACGATTTACGCGTTGATTAATTTAATAACAAAAGCGGCGACAACAATACCGTTTCAAGTTTACGAAAAGACAAACGAAAACGAATATAAAAGATATAAGGCGATGACGTCCGGAACGTTTGACGCTGCAACAATACACAAAGCTGCAATGTTGCAAAAACGGTCATTGGTTGAGTTACAAGACACCGAATTACATAAGTTGTTAGAACGTCCAAATCCGGCGCAATCATACAATAGTTGGATTACTGAAATGATTGCATTCGGAAAATTAACGGGAAACCGTTACATATACGGAATTGGACCAGATACGGGCGCCAATGTTGGAAAATATACTGAATTATATGTGATGCCGTCGCAGATTATAGAAATCGTTTCCGGTGGCATAATGAAACCCGTATCAAAATACAAAATAGAATATAACGGAACGTTTGAAATACCCGCTGAAGAAATTTGCCACATTAAAGATTTTAACCCTTATTATGATGGAACGGGTTCGCATTTATACGGACAATCGCCATTGCGTGCGGGGTTACGTTCATTAACAACAAACAATGAAGCGGTTCAAACGGGTGTTAAGTATTTACAAAATCAAACGGCGCGTGGTTTATTAATGTCAGATGAAGGCGACATCAATGAAGTTCAAGCGCAACAATTAAAAGATAAATTTCGTAAACAATTCCAAGGTTCAGACAATGCCGGCGATGTTATTATCACACCGAAAAAATTATCGTGGGTTAACTTTGGATTGAATGCTGCGGACGTTTCATTGATTGAACAATACAACGCGAGTATAAAAGATTTATGTAATATCTACAACGTACCGGTTCAACTACTTAACAACACCGATTCGTCTTCATATAACAATATGAAGGAAGCAAAGAAGGCATTATACCAAAACGCGGTTATTCCCGAACTGTTAAAAATTAAAGACGAATTAAATCGTTGGTTGGCGCCAAAATACGGTGAAAACCTTTGTATTGAATTTGATTTTTCAGTAATTCCGGAGTTACAAGAAGAAACCGACAAAGTTGTTGAGCAGTTGTCAAAGGCGTGGTGGATCACACCAAACGAAAAGCGTGCGGCTATGAATTACGGAAAAGATGAAGAAACAACGCAATTAGATGACTATTATATTCCGGCAAATCTTATTCCGGTGCAATCTAATGACGTTGAAATGCCCGTTGAAAGTATAGACATTGACGTCAATAAGTTTTTAAATAAAAACGACGAAAAAAAAAACCCAATAAGTAAAGACGAAACCTTTACAACATACCCGCAGACCGCAACAAATAACGCCAAACGAATGATTGAATGGCGCGAAAAATACGGTGATGAGGTGCGCGCGGGAACGCCTACCGGTTGGCGTCGTGCGTCAATGTTAGCAAATCGCGAACCATTAACAGTTGAAATGCTTAACCGCATTAAATCATTTTTTGCAAGACACGAAGGCAATCAAACAATTGCGGACCGTTACAAGGACACACCATGGCGCGACAATGGTTTTGTTTCGTGGAATCTTTGGGGTGGAACTGCAATGCGTGATTGGGTAAATAAAAAACTGAACCAAATAAACGATTAGTTTGGCAATAGACAAAGACAAATGGCAATCGGCGTTCGAAAAGCAATTGGACATCGCCGAAAAAAAACAAATCGCCATTGTAAAGCGTTTTTACAAACGTGAATACAA